AAGCATCTGCTGTACTCGCTGCTGAAAAGGGTGCATGTTTGAAATCAAATGAAACCAAATATCATGACGGTGTATTACCCATCGACACATATAAGACAACAGTCGATGAATTGGCAAAGCCAGATTACAAAATGGATTGGGGTACATTGCGTGATTTGTTACAAAAAGTTGGTATTCGTAACTCAACACTGATGGCGCTGATGCCCGCTGAGACGTCTGCGCAGATTAGTAATAGTACGAATGGTATTGAACCACCACGCTCGCTCATCTCTGTAAAGCAATCAAAAGATGGCGTGCTGAAGCAAGTTGTTCCTCAGATCGGCCGACTCAAGAATAAGTACGATTTACTTTGGGATCAAAAATCACCTGAAGGTTATTTGAAGATCATGGCTGTATTGCAGAAATTTATCGATCAAGGTATCTCTGTGAATACTAGCTACAATCCTCTGCATTATGATGAGGAAAAGATTCCACTGTCATTGATGATGCAACACATGTTGATGTTCTATAAGTATGGTGGCAAACAACTCTACTACAACAACACTTATGACGGAGCTGGCGAAATCACAGACGAACGTGATCCACCTATTGAAGAACAAGCACCTGTTTGTGATCTCAGTAATCCTGACGACTGTGATGCTTGTAAAATTTAATGGCGTTCTTAGTACATAATCTACCTCCAATCCCTGTCATGGTTCGTAAAGAGTATCTCTATGATCTCGAATACGGCCATGGCGAGTTTACGCCAGGTGTATGGACATCAGTCAAATCGGTGACAGGTAAAGCGCTGTACTTTGAAACACTATTAACAGATTATGGCGCGTTGTTTGATAAGCTACCAATATCTGCATTCGTATGGAAGACAGATCTCGATTTCGATCTGCCGCTCGACATATTACAATTATGGGACTGCTTTGACTATCATATAACTGTTATACAGAAACCACTTTTGTCAAGTTGTAAGTTTTTCGGCAAAGATAAGCAGTTTCATGAAGGCGAATATTTGTTTACAATAGATAATTGTCATGCAGACAAGAACGTGCTCAACGAAAACTTTAGTGAACATGATCCAGAACACAAGTCATTTAACATTATTCAACTAGACAATGGTCAATTTGCAGCTCAGCCGAACAACAGAATTATTTGGCGAGACTCGAGTTTAACTATCGACGAGCCACAGACGCCTGACTTTAAGGTTTGTACACAAAACTATCATGTAGAAACTGAACCAAAGTGGAGTGTGGGTCATACAGATGAGTGGAGTTATAAAACAAAGGAAGAAGCAGAATAATGTCCGTATTTCATACACAAAAAATTGATTTTACAACACAACCAGCATTCTTTGGCCCTCGTGTAAACATCGCGCGCTATGATAAGCAACGCTATCGTATTTTCGAGACATTGACTGATAAGCAACTCGGTTTCTTTTGGCGTCCCGAAGAAGTTGACGTTACTCGCGATAGTAAAGACTTTAAAAATCTAACTCAGCACGAACAACATATCTTTACGAGCAATCTGAAACGTCAGATCTTGCTTGACTCAGTACAAGGGCGCGGTCCCGTTGAGACGTTCATGCCTTTGTGTTCGTTACCTGAACTTGAGAACTGGCTCGTAACATGGGCCTTCAGCGAGACCATTCATTCCCGATCTTATACACATATTATTCGTAATGTGTATTCAGATCCTTCTAAAGTATTCGATGAGATGCTAGACATCAAAGAGATTGTCGACTGTGCTAAATCTATTTCGAAATACTATGATAACCTTGCAGAGAATCCAACGAAAAGAAATCTATGGCTTGCATTGAACGCTGTCAATGCACTCGAAGGCATTCGATTCTATGTGTCATTCGCTTGTAGTTGGGCATTCGCTGAGCTAAAGAAGATGGAAGGTAATGCAAAGATTATTAAGTTTATTGCACGCGACGAGAATGTGCACATGGCATCTACTCAGCAACTCATCAAGCTGCTACCTAAAGAAGACAAAGACTATGCCAAAATTGCTATAGATACAGAGGACGAGGTAAAACAAATTTTTCGTGATGTACTTGATCAAGAAAAAGCATGGGCCGAATATCTCTTTAAAGAGGGTTCGATGATCGGTTTAAACGCAGAGCTCCTGGGTGAGTATGTGGAGTGGTTAGGCAATAAGCGTATGTATGCCATTGGCCTCTCTAATGAACGAGGTGGATCTGATCCTTTGCCATGGACACAGAAATGGATTAGCGGTGCTGAAGTACAAGTTGCACCACAAGAAACTGAAATTACATCTTACATTGTAGGCGGTATTAAGAAAGATGTTGATGATGACACATTTAAGGACTTTTCATTTTGATTGATTTTGCCTCAAAAGTATTTAATAATTTTTTTATCAATGAAATAAAAAAAATAGATAGAGAAACCAGAAAAAAATGGAACGTATTACATATCGGTGACACTAATATACAAGATTGGAACAGTATAAAAACTTTACTTGATTATGAAGATATACATGAAAGACCCAAAGATATGTATGAAATGTATAGGTATTTGGGTTTTTTACATGTAGATATAGTGAATATAAACAATTTTGAAGATTGGTCACAAGATAATAAAAAATACGATTTTATTTTTAATTGCCATAGTTCTGATGTTTTCTTAGATCAAATAAAATTTCATGAGACATTGAATGATATTACAAAAGATCAATCACAAATTTTACATGTGGTACCATATTATTCTCCATTTGAAATGGGGTTTTATTCATTTAATCCAGCATTTTTTGCAAAAATGGCCAGTCATTTTAATTATGCTATCAAACATAGCTACATAGGAAGTCAATCATTGGCTTCATTGCAAAAAATAGAAATAGTAAATGAAATCGCGCGTGAAAGATATGCACAGCGACATTTTTTAGACATAAAACCGACTGCAGATAAAGGTTTAGTAGGGGCAGTTTTTATTTCAGTAGTTTTCGAAAAGGGTATAATAGATGTACAAGAAAACGATTAATTGCAGATCATGCGAAGTCAAGTGTGACGTAATTATTCGTCAGACTAATTTTGATGATGAAGAAATGCCAATTGAGTTTTGTCCAATTTGCAGCGCTTCTCTTGAAGACCAACAATTTGAATATGATGATGACATGGAGTTAGAATGGTGAGAGATAGTATTAGCTCGGCATGGGATCGCAAGTTCTTAGCGTTAGCACAACACATCTCAACATGGTCGAAAGATCCGTCTAAAAAGATTGGTGCTGTAGCCGTTGGTCAAAATCGTAATATTCTCGCCACGGGATATAATGGATTCCCAAAAGGAATACAAGACACTGAAGAGAGACTCAATAATCGCGAGACAAAATATGAGCTTGTGGTACACGCTGAAATGAATTGTATATATAATGCTGTAGAGAATGGTGTTTCACTCAAAGGTGCACATCTCTATGTTTATGGATTACCTATCTGCCACGAATGTGCAAAAGGCGTAGTACAAGTTGGTATAGGTAGAGTAATCGTCGAAGATGCATTATGCGCCGAACAACGGTGGTCAGATAGTTTTGCCAAATCAAAAAGAATATTCTACGAAGGGAATGTCGTCGTTAACTACTGCAAGCTATGAAAATCCTTGGATACATCTATTAGAAGGTTGGGCCCTCGAATCAGAGCATGTACAAAATTATTATGGTATGGTATACTTGTTAATTAATAAAGAAACTAAACGCAAGTATATCGGCAAAAAATTTTTTTGGAGTAAAAAGACATTACCTCCTCTCAAAGGCAAGAAGAGAAAGAGAAGATCATTAGTCGAGTCAGACTGGAAAAAATACTACGGATCAAATCAACAACTCAAAGATGAGCTCGCGAATGGTGCAGAGTTCGAACGATATGTTGTACAACTGTGTGAAACAAAAACAGAGTGTGCATATTGGGAAATGGATTATCAGATTAGATGCGAAGCATTACTGACTGAAGAATACTACAACGAATTCATTGGTGGAAAGATAAACGGAAAATGGCTAAAGAAAAAGAACACATAGTAGTTTTTACTCAATCAGGGTGCCCGCCGTGTGATTTGTTAAAAATGTATATAGAGCAAAGAGGAATAGATTGCGAGCTTATTGAGGTAGACACCGATATACAACGAAAAGTATTACAACAAATATATCCGGATATCTCAGAAAAAGGATTTCCTTATGCTGTTGTTAATAATCGATATGTTCATGAATTAATGTTATATTTGGAGAGTGGATTATAATGTTAGATGTTTGGAGAGTAAAAAAGACACGAGAAATCGTATATCCGATGGGAAAACAAGATAGTAACTATACTTTATGTTTATTCAGACATAAAAATCAAACTAAATCTGGTAATTATGGAAATGTTCGCGCTGTACGCACTGATAATTTGATCAAGGATCGTGAAAATGGCTGAGATACTTGGCGGAAAATTTGTTCGTAATGAAACAAATCAAAAATCGATGGGCGGTACCGAACAACTAACTCTAAAAGTTGCAGAACGATTGGATAAAAGCCTACTGGAAGATTTTCAAATCGTTTCTTCACGTTTCCGCGAACTCGACGAAGACAAAATACGTATATTTTGGGCTCATGATTTACCAGGTGATCCAGAATCTGAATTTCTTGCTACAGAACATGGTAAAATGAAGTTTCACAAATATGTTTTTGTCTCAAATTGGCAAATGCAGGGTTACATTGCTCGTTATGGTTTAAATCATTCTGATTGTATTGTACTAAAAAACTTTATTGATCCAATTGATGAAGTAGAAAAAGATAAAGAAAATATTAATCTCATTTATCATTCTACACCGCACCGTGGTTTAAATATTTTAGCGGCTGTGTTTGACAAATTGTGTGAAAAATATGACAATATTCATCTCGATGTATATTCATCTTTTAAATTATACGGTTGGGATCAGAGAGACGAACAATATAAGAGTGTGTTTGAAGCTCTTGAAAAAAATCCTAATGTGACGAATCATGGTACAAAATCAAATGACGAGATAAGAACCGCACTACAAAAATCTCACATTTTTGCATATCCTACTACATGGCAAGAAACATCTTGTTTATGTTTACTCGAAGCTATGTCGGCAAGAAATCTTTGTGTGCATTCGAATTATGGAGGTATTTTCGAAACTGCTTCTCATTGGACAAATATGTATCAATACAATGAAAAACCAACAGCACACGCTGCTGCGTGTTATAATATGTTAGATATTACCATTGAAAATTTTAACGATATGTATTTGAACACACAGCCGTCAAAAATATACACTGATACTTTTTATAGCTGGACTAATCGAAAATCTGAATGGGAAGCTTTACTAAAATCACTTAAATTAGCTATAACAGATCGTTCTATTCCTGATCCGCCGCCGGAGATTTTTAGTTACAGTACTACATAATATAAATACTATTATGGGTAAAGTAATAGAATTTCCATTAGATCGCAGATATGAACAGATGGCTATAGCAGATGGTTTTGCTAACTATTCTGTATTTGAATCTGCAGAAATAGAAACAGAAGAATTTTTGAGCGAACTTTTATCAGGAATGCATGCATCTTCATATGATATATCTAATGAGAATTTTATAACTGATATTTCATTTTTATATGAGACTATGAAATCTCTAATATATAAAATGAATGATGTATATCATCCTATTCAAGATTTTTCTCATTCTCTTTATAGTCCAATGTTCTGCAATAACACATCTCAATTAGAATTTGATTTTTAGGTTTACAAGACCACTTTTATTTGGTAGAATATACTAGTAAATAAGTGGAGTTTAACAGTGATTATTTTAGATTACAACCAAGTAGCCCTTGCCAACCTTATGGTCAGTGGCCCAAAGAATGTTCAAGTTAACGAGGATTTGCTACGGCATATGATCCTCAACTCAATTCGCTCAAACAAAGTCAAGTTCGAACAAGAATTCGGCGAGCTAGTCATCGCATGCGATGCTACGTCTAACTGGCGCAAACAGTTTTTTCCGTACTATAAAGCAAATCGTAAGAAGAATCGTCAAGATTCCGGACTAGATTGGAATGAGATTTTTCGTGTGCTAAACATGGTCCGCGATGAGCTTGCCGAGTTCTTCCCTTATCCTACTGTTCGAGTAGAACATGCTGAAGCTGATGATGTGATTGCTACACTGTGTCATGAACATGGTCGCGAACTCGGCGGTGAACCAATTCTTATCCTATCAGGTGACAAAGACTTCCAACAATTGCAGAAGTATGCAAACGTCAAACAGTTCGATCCTGTGCGTAAGCGTTTTATTAAATGTAATGATCCTGAACTTTTTCTTAAAGAACACATCATCAAAGGTGATACAGGCGATGGTATTCCTAATGTGTTGAGTTCTGATGATACGTTCGTGGCCAATGCACGACAGAAGCCGCTACGAGCAAAACGTATGGATGAATTGCTCAAAGAAGTTCCTGAAGATTTACTACACAATTATCATCGTAATAGTATGATGATCGATCTAGATCGTGTACCTTCAGAAATCAAGCAAGAAACGTTGCAACAACTATCTGAACAAAGTAACAAGACTCGTGCAAAATTGTTTAACTATTTTATCAAATACAAACTCAAAAACCTAACCGAATGCATATCGGAGTTTTAAAATGGCAATAAAATTAATCAGTGATATCTTTAAAGAAGTTGAAAAAACAACAGGCAGAAAGAATAAGATCGCTAAACTTCAAGAATACGAGGGCAATAATGCTTTCATGCAAATCTT